AATGTGGTCAAGAGCTTGCGCAGGTAAACCATCATTGGGCGCATACATTGTTTCACCAGCGGATTTGACGTACTTATAAGCGCAAATCAATGGGCGCAGCGATTTATGCACGTTTCCGGTCTTAGGGCTGCAAACGATAAAGCATGCTTCATGCGGGTAAGTGACGGGAGCGCACAGTTCACCGAATAACCCTGAAGGAGGCGGTAGAGTACCATTCGTTTCAATCTGCACCTTAAAATGATGCGTGATGAGTTGTAGCACCAGCTCAGTGATATCTTGCCTGAAAGGCTCGCCACCTGTTATGACCACAAGTTTATTCGCCGGGTCATACTCTTCTACAGCTCCAACAATATCATTCGGGTGCAGTAAAGATCGCTCAGAAGTGTAATCGGTGTCGCACTTAGGGCATGCAAGATTGCAACCCGCAAGGCGCACGAATACCGCGTTCTGCCCCGTGAACGGTCCTTCGCCTTGAATGGTGTTAAAGATGGAATGGACTTCAAGCAAACCGTCATTTCGGTAAGCGAGTTTTTCGATCGGTTGATTATTAAACATAAAACTCCGGTGAGTTGCAGGCGAGTGCCTGGGATTACGGAAAAGCCCCTCCCATTGCAGGAGGGGCGTTTATCGCAGCGCTATTTTAAGCGGCAGCAGTTTCGGCAGCAACAGGTTTCACGACACGTCCAGCAACGCCATGGAATTTCTTCCAGCGTGCATATTCGGTGCGGATGTTGCTAGGATTCAGGCTTTCGGCTTCACCAGCCTTCAACAGGTCAGCGATGGGGACAGGCTGGTTCAGTGCTGCGGACAGGGTGTCTGCTAGGCCCCAAACACGACCGCACAGGCCGGACGGACCGGGGCGGCGGATGCCGTTCTGCTCAGGTTGACGCTGGGACAATTTTGCAGCTTTGGCGTCAGCAATAGCTTGTTCCTTGGCAGCTTTGGCAGCTTCGATTTCAGCTTTTTTGGCTTCCTTGCCTTGTACCTTGGCATCACGTTCAGCAGCCTTGGCAGCTTTCACCGCTTCAACTTCGGCCTTTTTGGCAGCGACAGCGGCAGCCTTTTCGTTCTTGGCAGCAGCTTTTGCGGCGTCGGCTTCAGCTTTCTTTTGTGCCTTTTCAGCAGCCTTCGCTTCAGCGGCGGCAGCTTTTGCGGCAACCGCAGCAGCGGCGGCAGCGGCGGCAATTTGCTCAGGGGTCAGTTCAACTTGGGATTCGTGATGTTTGCTCATGAGATACTCCTTTGGGGTTTGTTAAAAACGTCGCGTGACGGAATGTGGAATGTACGGGAACAATGAACGCAATGCAAGCCTATTTCAACTTGGGCATCTAACCTTTTGCCATTCGCCAAGTGCTGTCGAACTTGTTGACTTCTTTACACCGTGGTGAGTTTCAAGTTCTTGCATGATTGCCTTACGCAGTGCAAGCACTTTCTGCAATTGCATCGGATTACCCGCAGCATTCCACATCGTATCTGCTATTTCAAAAATGAGTGCTCGCGCACCCTTGCGAGGCGCTACTGGTTGTGGATCGCTGGGGCCTGTAATTGGTGCGGGTGCCGTTACCGTATTGGCTACAGGTAGCGCCACTGCTGTAGCGGCAGCAGGGTCATGCGCTGCATGCAATGGTGGCGGTTCAAATAGCACCGCGTTGCGAGCGGGGTTATACGCCCCTTTCACGTATCGGTAAGACCCTAGCTCGTCAGTCGCGCAGGCAAGCGCTTGCCTGGATACTTCAAATGCGTTGGCATCCGTAGTCGGAAGCGCACGGGCTACAGCAAGCACCATTTCTTGGAGGTGAAAATGTGAAAACCCTTCGAACTTATGACCCGTGGTGTTCTGGTACAGCAGGCGGAGCTCAAGCAATGTGAATTCACGAAAGCAATTGGGGTCAGTTAGGGGAAGAATGGTTGCAATGCTATGCGCCACTTCAATTGTGGCTAAGTTACTGACCACAGCATGCTCGTGATGCTTATGGCAGAAGATTAAGCGGTCACGGTCTATCAGGACGTACATTTTGTTTCCTTTGATTGCAATAGGTGTATGCGATAGGAAAAACACCGACAGAATTTTGTGCTATGAATAGAATAGACGTATTTTCGATTCGTGTGCTTGGGCAAGGTTGTTTCGTTTGGCTGCTAGGGTAGAACAGATACAAACCTGCACCAGCCCAGCAGACAAACGCAACCATCAGGAAGCGTTGCATTGAATTAGACATTGCTTTGACGTCCCTTGATGCCCATGAACTTGCGCCATGCGTAGAATTCGCATGCCACATTGGTGCGGTTCCAGGTATTGGCATCTGCAATCTTTGGCAAATCAGCAGCGCACAGACCAGTGGCACCAGCATGGAAGACGTCAAACATTGCCCAAACTTCACCGCAAACTGTGCCGTCGCTTGGACGCTTCACACCATTACGAATTTCGCGTTCTTTTTGAATTTTGTAACCCTTGCGAATTACTTTGGGGACAAAAGGCGCAGGGGTCTTTTCGACGCGGGGACGTGGTGCTGCTTTGGGCTGGACTACCGTAGGGTCAACAACCTTGCCATCACTTGACTTTGTGACTGTACCCTTAAAATCGGGAACTTCTACCGTGCCAAACAATGCGGCAAAAGGGTTAGCACCGGAGGGAGCAATACCACATTCATCTTCGCCTTCAGGACCTTCGGGGGTAGCGGCACCAGCGTTCCAAGCAGCAATCTCTTTATCATCCGCAGCGCTTTCAGCAGCCAGTACAGCGGCGGAAACTTTGGTAAACAACTCAGGTTCTTCCTTAGCAGCCAGCGCAGCACGCATCCCGTCATTGTTCAGTTTGCTGTAGCTGATACCAGCGGCGCGGCAGGCAGCACGCAGTTCTTCTTTACCCATTGCGCCGAATTTAGTTGTAGCAGTCATTTCGAGTCCTTTATGCAGTATGAGGGTTTAACTTTTTGCACGTTCGTTGTGTGCATGGATCGTATTATGGACCGAAAATCCCTCGTACCACGCAATTGATGCAAAATAATTTCTATCAGAGAGCTTGCGTGATAGCTAGAACGGGATGTCGTCGTCCGTGTAGTCTGCTTCGCTTGCTAGGGGCTTAGGGAGCGCCTTGCTTACTTGGGGACGGGTGTCGGTGGCTTCAGTCTTACCGAACGCACTGCCATCGAAGCAGTGGTTCATGATTTCGGGGTACTGTTTGTTCACCCAAACCCGGAGGTGCGTGGCTGGCTTTATATAGTCAGTTGCTGCAATTGCTTGGTCTGTACTTAGAGGAATCGGGGTATCAGACCGTTCTTTCCACCATATGCGTGCCTTTCGTTGCGCGAAACCTTCGTGCTCAACGCAGACGTATTCGCTGAAGGCGCGGAGTCCGCAGTAGTACGTCACTTTCAGCATGGGGGGCCTACCCTGCTTTTCATGTCTGCTATAGGTAAGGTGATCGACTTTGAAGACTTCGGTGACGGGCATGTCACCTTTTAGCAGCTCTGCAGATGACGACGTTTGTTTGATCTTTACCTGGAAACTAAACTCAGCTCCGCAGCATACGCAATGCGTGACAGATGCGTGGTTGTAGGTAGCGCATGTTCCGCAGAGCTTAACGGGTGCTTCCCCACCTACTTTGTCACCTTTCTTGCGTGGGATAACTGGGTCGTTGATAGGCCCAAGCCTGCGCGTATTACCAGCAAAATCTAGAACCAGACAGTTTTCTTTCCCCGACAGTGGCCTTGTACCGCGCCCCAACATCTGCACCCAGAGAACGGTCGACATGGTTGGACGTAGAACGATAATTAAATCAATCCCCGGAAAATCAAATCCGGTAGTCAGCACATTGTTGTTCACCGCTGCAACGTATTTCCCCGCCTTAAATCCAGCAATCGCTGCATCACGTTCTGCTTCCCCCATCTTGCTATGGATGGCCACACTAGAAACTCCCATGTCGTTTAGCATGTCCGAAATATGAATTGCGTGCTCAACCCCGGACGCAAAGATAAGCCAATGGTTCCTGCCCCCAGCACATTCCAGCACCTCCTTGAGTGCGGCTTGTGTCACTTCCAGTTTGTCAACCGCTATCTGCAGTTCGGATGCAACAAATTCGCCAGCTCGACTATGCACCCCATCCACATCTAGCATCTGCTTTGTCTGGCGCGGGATAAGTGGTGCCAAATAGCCTTCAGCAATTAGTCGGTTGAACGCTTGCAAACCTGTGATATTGAAACATATATCGGTGAATACACCATTATCGGTGAGTTTACCTGTTCCAAGTCTCCAAGCTGTAGCGGTTAGACCAATCACTTTCAGATTTGGATTAACCGCTTTGAGGTCTTTGATAAACATACGGTATAGCGTATCCTCCGAATCACTAACCATATGCGCTTCATCGATTATTATTAAATCAATATGGCGAAAAATTTCAGCTTTCTTTGCAATACTTCCAATTCCCGCCATGGTGATGGGTTTATTGGTCTGCTTTTTACCTAGCCCTGCACTGTAGATGCCAACAGGAGCAGAGGGCCATAAGGTTACTAGCTTATCATGGTTCTGTTGTATTAACTCTTTCACATGCGTTAACACGATAACTCTTTGGCCAGGATAATAATGGAAGAGGCTTTGCAAGAACATTGCAATGACAACGGATTTGCCCGTATTATGATGGACAACAAAGTTTTCATCGAGATACAAATGATCGCCCGACAATTCAAAGCCGTAAAAATCATCTTCCGGTAACTTTTCAACCTTGAAACCCATCACTAAACCGTCTTTCTGCCCTGCACTCGGGGTGGCTCGTTTTCGAGCAAGTCTTGTCGGTATTTTATCAAGAGCGCCTGTGATACATACCATGTAAGCAGTTCGACCAGCTTTTCCATTACAGGAGGTCGAACGTGATTTGACTTGCCCTCGTAACCCTAGACTTCTTGCAACAAACACAACGTCTTTGGAAAGTTGTTCAGAGGTGGAGCAGTATTCAAAATAATTATCGTCTTTGGAATACCAACCGTCGGTGTCAATTAAACCCGCCAGGACTTGCCTTCTTTGTTCGCAAGAACCAGTTTTATAGATATGCGGGATCGATTTCTCCCACGATCTTTTTTCTTGCATCCCGAGATGTCTAAAGATTGCAGTAACGCGGTTGGCGACACTTCTATTCGCGACTGGATCTCTTGCGAACAAAACTCCCGCTAAGTTTTCACATTTATCCTCATGCCTCACAATAAGACCCATCCCAGTCATGACCTCCGTGAAATAATTAGCGATTTCAGGGTCCATTGTCGTAAGGTTGAAAGCACCATTTGTCAGGGAACCATCACCAAGCATCAACCCGATTAAATAGGGTGGAAGCGGCACCTCTTTTTCTTCAAACCGAACAGGCGCTCTTTGCAACTTCCGGAGGTGGCGATACCAGTCGGAGCCATTCTCATATTG